CGGCGATGTGACTTCGCAAGTGGTCTTGCGTGTCGATGATTTCGATAGCGGTTTCATCTTTGATCTCATCCCAAAACTGTTTAGTTTGAATGTCATCCACGTTGGTCTGGCCTGGCAGTATGGGCGCTATGTCGTGGAAAGCTATCAGGCCACCTTGCCTGACGAGCGGGCTGTACATCTCGTAGTCCTGGCGTACCCCGTTGTAGCTGTGGTCACCGTCGAGGAACAAGCAGTCGATGGCATGACCATTAAGCTGTTTCGTCAGTCTCGCAACGGTGTCCACCTCATGCGAGTCCCCGACAATGACTGAGGGGTCATAGAAGTTGGGACGCAGGTCGATCCCGATCACAGTGGGCACGACCTGCCTCCAGGCCCACAGTGTCCCACCCGCGTGGGATCCGATTTCCACCATGACCTGCGGGCCGGATTCGACCAGGAGTTCCAGGAATTGAGTAAGCTCCCACGGTTTCTGTATCGCCGCCCTGTTGATGGCGATGTCCGCGATCACTATAGGAGGGCGCTGTAAGCGGTTTGCCACTCTTTCCACCCTGTCTGTATCGTCCACTGCGAAGCCAACTCTCGAGCCTTAGCGCCCATCTCCAGCCGCATAGCCTCGTCATTGATCAGGTCACGCAACCGGTGCGCCCACTCATGACTGTGGCGCACCAGGTAGCCGGTCACGCCGTCGATCACGAAGTCCCGGTACGGTGCGGTATCACTTGCTATCACCGGGATTCCGAGCGCCGCGTACTCCAGGCATTTGATATGGCTTTTGGTCTCGGCGAAAACTGTTGGCACCAATGGGGCTATCCCGATGTCGAAGTCGATCAACTTGTAGTAGTCGGTGGTTTCCACACACCACGGGGTGTGCCGCGCGGGCCGCTTGATCAACTTGGTGTAATCGGCACCGATGAAATGCACATCGACATCTTTGTGGTGGTCGAGCGTCTTGCGCAGCCCGTAAGCTGCTTCGTTGATGTCGTTGAGGTGGGAATGGCTACCGGCCCAGCCAATGGTGAGCCGGTCACGTTGTGGGCGTTGCATTGTCAACATGGATTCGTCGATCCGGTTCTGCAGCACCACGATGTTCGGGTTGTGTTTACGGATACGTTCGGCCAGCACCGGTGTGGAGACCGTGACCAGGTCGGCCACCTGAATACAGTGTGAGATGCTGTCGTGGGCAACGGGTGTCGCGTAGTGCTGGTATGTCGGGTTGTGCGGTTCGACCTCGAACGGGTCGTCATCGAGTTCGTACACCAGCTTGGAATCCTTGGCCAGGCCACGCCACCATTGATGCACCAGCACAACAGCATTGACCGGGGTACCATATTTGGACATGACAACGGATTGACCACCGACGAACTGGCCGACCATGATGTCAGCGCCGTCCGCTGTGATATCGGATTTAGCCATGTGGCAGGACGTTTCATGGCCGTGCTTAGCCATCTCGTCGAGCGGCTGGCGCAGGCGATAATAACCGCCGCCCTCCCACTGCCGGGTCATGGCTTTGACCTTCATGCGCGAACCCTGGTGTGGGCGTGGGCTTCACTCTTCGTTGCAAAGAATTTAAGCCCCGGCCATGGCTCAGTAGGAGGTGTTCGGGGTGGAAATGCAACCCACCGCTCGCCAAGTGCCCGTGAATGAGGCCACTCCTGAATTATCCAGTCGTTCATGCGGCGGACACGCGACGTACCTCAGCACAGCACATAAGGCATATGGAAACAACATCTCCACCCTCTGTCTTTTCCCTCCAGAATCTTTTATGCCAACGCAGACAAAGGCGAGCCTGATCCTCATTTTTAATGATTCTCATTCTGGTGCAAGCCTTTCCAGGTAGAAGATGTTCTCGACGCCGTAGATCGTGTTGGTGTGCAACTGTTCGTGCCTGTATTTCACGTCGGCGAATCTGTCAGTCAGTTCGGTCCACGACAGCGAAACATCGGGCACCGCATCGTCTTTCAACAAAATGGTGAACTCGGACATCGGGGTGTGCAGCACCAGGACCATCCGCTGGGTGAACGATGCGACCGCGTTGTCGACAATGACCGGCCATTCAAAAGGGTTGTGCTCCAGCACATGCCGCATGAACAGCGCCGGTGTCTGCGACCGGTAGTCACGCAGGTCTGCAACTTCGTCGGCGAAACCGGATGGCGAGCCGTCAATACCGTGGTACAGGCCTGTGGCAAACTGCCGGAACCATCCCAGCCCGCATCCCCAATCCTGCACTGCCAGTTCACCGATGAAGTCCGCGCCCAACTGGTAGGTGGTGTTGTCGCCGAAAGGTCTTGGTGTGACAGCACTATCGTCGCTGTACATGGCGTCCCAGAACGCCTTTGACTCCGCGCGCCGGTCAGACATCTTTGAATACGATGATCAGATTGTTCATCAGGTTGTTGACTCGCCGGGAAACGACCAGCCGGGCCGCAGGCTTTGTCAAGGCAGACAACTCATCCATTGCCGCTACATCACTGGGCAAGTCATCGGCATCTTCGATGACGTAGTATCCGCCGCTGGCCAGATAGGGGTAGATGTTCTCGCAGGTAGACAACTGCCCCCACACCGAATGGTCGGCGTCATCGATGATCAGGTGAAATTTCGACTCCCCAAGGCAGGCAACAACTTCGGCGCTGTTCTGCGAATCACACAGGTATGTTCCGATGCGTGGCTCGCTGAATTGTGTGTCGGACTGGACATCCAGACCGGTGACGTGGGCGTTGGGAAACCAGTCACGCCAGGCCCGCAGACTGCCACCAGGGCGATAACCAGGCAGCGCCCAGTTGACCATCGATGAACACACACCGGGAATCATTGTGCCGACACCTATTTCAAGAACCTCTGTGATACGTCGGCGTTGATGCCAGAACAGCATCTCATAGATCGCTGCGTAACCGTCCTTGGGTGTGCCGTACTTGGCGAACAGATTAGACAGAGACATCAGGACTCCAGCCGTAGGCGTAGCCCATGTCGACGCTGCTGGTGTTCCATTCGGTGCGCGAGCCGAGTCGGTGCGCCCGGCGGGGCATGATCTGTTCCAGGCCGGGGACACCGCCCCCTCCGATCAGGGTGGGCACGTCGGCGTGGTCGGCCAGCGACGGCTGCGTGTACCAGGTTTTCAGCCTGACCCGGTGCGACCAGTCGTTGATCCGGTTGTCGACGGGACCACCCATGCTCTCCAGGCCCGCAATAAGGGCTGGGAGCCACGTAGAGCGCACAGCGTAGGCAACCGTGGATATGAACCAGTCCGCGACGATCCAGTGGCTGTCAGAGGCTTCTGCGGCTGCTACCGCCGGGGTGATGGCCCGCTGGGTCGGACCGGTCGGATTGCCGGAACCCAGGTACAAACCGACCAGCGGTGTCAGCGCCTGCTCCAGCACCAGCGTGACCTGTTCGCGGAAGTGCGGCACCGGCTGTGCGTCGTCCTCCAGCACCACCACCCACTCGTCCCAGGGGAGTGCATATTTGTTCAACGCTTTCAGTACACGGATATGGTTGTCGGCGCAACGGGTGGCATCCGGCGGGAACCCGTCATCCCATTTGATCACATCGACCTGGTGGTCACGGATCAGGTTGTCTACCAGGTGTTCCCGCGCAACGTGCGCGACTACTCCGATCAGCATTTACCGGCGTGGCCGTCGAGGCGGACGCTTGGGCTCGGGAAGATCGTCGATGAATTCCTTGTCGGGGAAGTGATCCGCCTCTTCAGACTTTTTGGCGGCAGCGTCTTCTACCTTGTGACGCTTGGTCGCCGAAGCTGACAGTGGTTTCTCATCATCCTCGTCAAGCGGTTCCGGCTCAGGCAACACTTCCGGTGGTACATCCCGCGTTGCTGTTTCTGTATTCTGTTCCGGCATAACAGCTTTCTCCACAGCTTTGTCCACTTTGGATGCGTTGCCCACCTTCTCGGCCAGGTGGCTGGCGAGGTAATCGTGCAAGCTGGTTTCGGTGATGAGGTAATCGGGGCCGTCAGTGTCGATAACCTGACCACGACGAACACCCAGAGGGTTGTTGTGGAATCCCCCATCAACAGGGGGGCCTATCCAGCGGATCTTCATTGCTAACTTATCCTTTCAGGAAACCGGAAATCTGAGGTACTGCCATTTTCCCAACACAGGTTCTAAATCGTCGGCCTTGTAATGTTCTGTGCTGATCGCAGTTTCAGTCAGATGATCACAATGGATACCGGTGTCGACAAAGACATGGTGACCAAGCTTGCGCGCCTGACGGCAGAACCACAGATCGTGAGATTCGGTGGCACTACGAAACATTGGCACATCTGAGGGCCAGGACTCCAGCACGTGACGAGCAATGGACGTGAACCCGAAACCCACCGCGCCCACTTCGTACAAGGCTGGCTCATCAAAGATCTCGGTCAAAGCATCCGGTGTGAAAAACCGGAACGACCTCTCCTCATCCTGAGAATCGGGCAGATAGATATACGGTGCGTGCGGCCACTTGTGTTCACACACCACCGATCCCACAACCTCGAACTCAGGCGCGTAATTGGCAACGCGCACAAGGGCTTCCCGTGGCGGCAATACGTCATGTTCGTATACCACCAGGCGGTCCCAGTCTTTGTTTTGCAATGCCGCCTCAATGAGGTAGGTCATGGCATCGGCGATGGCGACACCACGCGACGGCTTCGCGTCGACCATAGGCGTCTTGTCCATCTCAAGCCAGCGAGAAAACCATGTCACGTTCACGTTGTAAAACATCGGAAACGCCACGAACAGACGGTTACTCATCAACACCTTTCGCTATTTGAAGGTGGTGGGTTTTATATAACCGGTGACCACCATCCGGTCCCATCCACACAGTAGGCGCGAGATACTGTGGGAGCCTGGTGATTACGACGCGGCCGAAGCGTAAGCCTTGATCGACTGCGTGTCACCCAACTTGCCGTCGGTACGGTAGATCGCCCGGAACGACACCAGGTCGTTGCCGAATGCGAAGTCATCCGACCGCTCGAAACGGATCGGCGTCACATCACGGATGAAGTAACCACCGAAGTCGCCGAACAGAATCAGATCCGCACTGACAGTGCCGAGAGCGGGCATGTGCGGGTCGGCGTACACCGGGCGTCCCAGGATGGTGTCGGGCTGCCCCGCCACCAGCGCCGGTTGCCAGATGTACTGGCCGGTGCTGTCCTTCAGCTTGCGGACCACCATGATCATCGTGTCGTTCATGACCCACGATGCACGCGGACGGTACTGCGGAATGATGCTGTGGTACAACTGAATCAAGATATCAGCACCAACACCGATAGAACCGCTGACGGCGGTAGGCAGTCCCACAAGGCTTCCCGTCGCAACCGCAGCCTGCACCGCAACCGTGACACCACCAGAACCTGGTGCCTGGATGAGGCCGGTCGGCTGGGTGGTTCCGGTGCCCGCCACATACGCGGTGTCGACGGCGATGCCCAGGTTACGGCCAGCGTGCTCAGCCATGTACCCGACGATGTCGAACCCGGTGTCGGCCAGCAGTTCCGAGGAGATCTGGATCAGCTTGGCCACCTTGTAGGCGGACAGTGTGACGGTCGAGATGGTCGGGTCGGACGCGGTCAGCGCCGCACCTTCCCCAGTCCATGCCGCCGTACCTTCGTTGGTTGACCGTGGCACGACCAGGTTCTCACCGGATGTAGTGGAGTAGATGGTCGGGTTGGTCTGCCGGATCGATGAGGTGTCGACCAGGTACCGGTACAGTTGCCCAACGAACGACGTGGGCAGCGGCACTGTGGTGCCACCAACGTCCTGCAGGACACGGTATTCGGGGCTGCCCCAGGCACGCCGCTCCATCGCTGACGGCAAACGCAGTTCGTAGGAACGGGTTTCGCCCATCACGAACTTCCGCAGCTCAGTAGCCTCCTGCTCAGCGGTAAACTGCGCCGCACCCGGTGTGGTTGCATGGGGGTCGACGGGCTTACCGGCGAGGTAAGACACCGAGTCCTCGGCCTCTTTGGCGCGCTTCTCGCCGTTCAGGATGTCCTGAATTCGGCCGTCGAGCTTTCCGAGTTCGGCAGTGAGTTCATTCCACTGACGTTCCTCTTCACCCGACATGTTGCGGTTCTCTTCGGATGTCCTGTCAGCAAGACTCTTCGCCTGCTCCCACACGGTGAGCCGCCGATCCTGCAGACCCTTCACTGTCGTAGTGCTCATTTTGGTGAGCCTTTCCTTTTCTGTCTATCGAAGTGAAGGTAACTACTGAGTTTGCCTTCGAGGATATACGGGCTGCCCCGCAACGGTTTTCGGAAGGTGAGCGTTATTACCCTGCCTACCGATAACCGGAAACCTTTTACTCGCCCACCTCACCAATCGGGTCGCTCGGGCGCATCGCCAGAATCTCCATCTGCGCCTGACGGCCACTCTTGGGCTTGACCGGCTGAGGTGTGCCGCTGTTGTCGGTGCGAATAAACAACTTTCGCAGATCATTGCACTCGGAGTACTTGATCACATCCTCTATGGGCGCACCCACAGCGGAAGCCAGCGACCGCAACGCCACCGTAGCGTCACGCAGCCCCACAGTGGCATCCAGGTACGCAGGCGTTGTCACCGGCGAGACATCGATGAGCCGTGCAGATGTCAAGTGCCGCACCGGATATCCATCGCCATCATGGGTCCAGTCGTCGTCGTACACCTGGAAGGCGAACGACGAGTTCCTGACATCGCCACGGTCGATGTACTCGTAGACATCGCTGCGGCATTCAGGCAAGTCCACGCTGTAATCCAACCCGACGTTGTCGAGCGAAATACGCAGTGTCCCACTGGCTGTGGTGCCCAGGAGCATCCTCGGGTCGTGGTCGTAGCGGCAGAGAACGCCGGGGTAATTCTCGGCTGCCGATTTGTTCCAGCAACTGCGCTCCACGATCTCGACGTAGGATCCCAGCACCTGAGACCGCTTCTCGAAAACGCTTGCATAACCGCCAACTACGCGTGTCTGCTTACCAGCGGGCGCGCTGCGAACCGAGACCTGGGAGCCACCCTTCTGCCACATGCTGATGTATGCCGTTTCCATCGGCGGTGGTGCCGAACGTTCACCGCTCTCAGTCATATTCAGCAACATGTCAGGCGGTGTCTCAGCCAGTTCGATGCGGAACATCGACACCAACTTGCGCGCCGCCACCGCTTTCTTGTCGACCGGTACGCCCTCCAGTTCATTGAGCTTACGCACAGCTTCGTGAACCCCGTTGCGGTTCACCGCTCCTGACGGCTCCCGCACCGGAATCTTGTACCGATCCCTCGACTCGGGCACACCCACCTCGGTGTCCATCAGGCAGGCACGCTGCCATTGCTGAGCCGAATAATCACTGGCTGAAAACTGCCATGGGCTATCTGAAGCAGCCATGTTCCATTTCCTTTCTTATACAGCAGGCATGGGGCCGCTGAAACTCGTTGATACTTAAGGACTTAACCATCGTGTACGCATTGTTTCGATATAGGCTTGACGCCCGCTGCGGGTACCGGCCAGGTTGGCACTGGTGTTGGAAGCCTTTCCATTGGTGGAAACCTTCCCGTTTGTATCCGATTGTCCTGCAGCAGGTTTGGGTGGGGAAATCTCCCCAGGTGGTGGATGAATCTGTGGTGGCGACGGCGGCTTCAGATTGTCAAGCTGGGCTGCCTTCAGTTTCGGTTCCGGTGCCCAATCATGGTCTGCGCGAACCTCATCGGGTGTACGCCACGGGAAGCCGATACCACCCAGACTCATCTGGTCGATCTGAGCTTTCGTCTT